TGGAGTCTGGTAAAGTATGGTTTCCTAAAAATAAAAAGTGGTCAGAAGATTTATTAGAAGAAATGTTAAGGTTTCCAAATGCTGCACATGATGACCAAGTTGATGCAATGACAATGGCTATACACTATGTAAAAGAGTCCTGGCATTTAACACATCCAGAAGATCCAGATTGGAATGACGAACCAAAAGAAAAAAAAGTTGCATACTGGAGAGTTTAGTGTTATAATAAGTGTATGGAAAAAAAGTATGCAAAGCAAAATAAAAAGCATACTATAACTATCACTAATAAATACGATCCTAACGTAGATTATTATAGAGAGAGAGAAAATCAATGGCTACAGAAAAAAATCCATTTGAAAGAATTAGTGAAGAAATAACTAATGTAGTACAAATGCCTACACCTGAAGAGATGATGGAAGGTGCACCAACATTTGAGATTGAAGATGATGGTGGTGTTACTGTAGATTTTACAGGTGTTGTAGAAATGGAAGCTGAAGAATCTATACAAGAATGGTATGGTGATCTTACAGATACATTAGAAGATGAAGAAAAAGAAAACATTGCAGCAGATGTAGTAGATAATTATACATCAGATAAAGAATCTCGTGCTGAATGGGAAGCAATGTTTGAAAAAGGTTTTGATCTATTAGGTTTAAAAATACAAGAAACATCAGAACCATTTGAAGGTGCATGTACAGCAGTACACCCTATGTTAATAGAATCTGCTGTTAAGTTTCAATCAAAAGCAATACAAGAATTATTTCCACCATCAGGTCCAGTTAAAGCTCAGATCATAGGTAAGTCTACTCCTGAAAGAGAAGATCAAGCTAATCGTGTTCAAGAGTTTATGAATTATCAAACAACAGATCAGATGCCTGAATACTTTGATGAGATGGAAAGAATGTTATTTCATTTACCATTAATAGGATCAGCATTTAAAAAAGTTTATTATGATGCTAATTTAAAAAGACCAGTATCTGAATTTGTTCCTATTGATCAATTCTATGTTTCTTACTATGCATCTAATCTACGTAAAGCAGATAGATACACACATGTAATATATAGAAGTCCTGTTGATCTTGCAAAAGATATACGTACAGGAATATATAGAGATGTAGAATTACCAGAAGCAACTAATCCACAACCTACTTCTTTTTCAGAAAAGATGGATACAATTATTGGTTTGTCTCCTACAGGAACAAATGATCCACAATATACATTACTAGAACAACATTGTTATTTAGAAATAGAAGAAGACTATGCTCTTCCTTATATTGTTACAGTAGAAGAGAAGTCACAACAAATTTTAAGTATTCGTAGAAACTATAAGAAGGATGATAAGAATCAAGAAAAAGTGTCTCACTTTGTTCACTACAGGTTCGTACCAGGCTTTAGTTTCTATGGATTTGGTCTCATGCACTTCTTAGGAAACTTAACTATGACTGCTACTGCAGCCATGAGAAGTTTAGTGGATGCAGGTCAGTTCGCAAACTTACCAGGAGGATTCAAAGCAAAGGGTGTAAGAATTGTTGGAGATAACGATCCTATATCACCAGGTGAGTTTAAAGAAGTTGAAGCAACAGGGCAAGATCTTAATAAGGCTATAATCTCTCTCCCATATAAGGAGCCTTCCTCAACTCTGTTCAATATGCTTGGCTTCATTACTCAAGCAGGTCAAAAGTTTGCTGATAGTACAGAACAAATAGTTTCTGACGCAGCATCTTATGGACCTGTGGGTACAACAATGGCATTACTAGAAGCATCAAGTAAGTTCTTCTCTGCTATTCACAAGAGATTACACAAATCTCAAAGAGATGAATTTAAAATACTTGCCCAGATAAACTATGATTATCTACCTTCTGAGTATCCATATGAAGTACCTTTTGCTGATAAGAATGTTCTTAAACAAGACTTTGATGGTAGAGTAGATGTGATACCAGTATCAGATCCTAACATTCCATCAAACGCACATAGAATGATGATTTCGCAGATGGCATTACAAATGGCACAGCAATCACCTCCTGGTATGTTTAACCTTGAAGCATTGAATAGAACAATATTAACTGCTGCTAATTTGCCTAACATAGAAGAAATACTTCCACCTAAAAAAGAACCACAAAAATTAGATCCTGTATCTGATATAATGGCTGCAACAAAGGGTATACCTATTGCAGCATTTCCAGGACAGAACCATGACTCACATATACAAGTGAAGATGATGTATCTACAAGATCCTCAGAATGGTGCTAATCCTATAATGGCTAGATTAAAACCAATACTAGAAGCAAACATACAAGAACATTCTGTATTAAAATATCAAGAACAAATGAATGGTATGGCAAGAGCTACAATGGAACAACTACCACCAGATCAACAACAAAATCCTCAAGTTGCTGAAATGGCTATGGCTACTGCAGCACAACAAGTATTAAATGCAAATCAAATGGGACAAGCTCAATCACCTGAACAACAAATGGTAGCTCTTGAACAAGCTAAAGTAGAATTAGAAAAACAAAAACTACAATCTACTATGGCTAAATATTCTGCAGACTCTGCATTAGATGCACAGAAATTAGAATTAGAAGAAGCTAAGTTAATGGTTGCTGCAGGTAAATCTGGTCAAGATGCTATATTGAAAAAAGAGAAAGCAGATCTTGATAGAGCTTCAAAAGAAACAATGAAGTCTTTAGACTTATTAGCTAAGACAACTATGGCAGAAGAAAAGAATGCTATAGACATGGAAAAAATTCGTATAGCTGCTTTAACCAAAGTAGCTGGTATGGATGATCTGGATGACAGACAAAGAAGTTTTAAACTTATTGATGTTATGATGGATCTATTAAAAGAAGAAATGAAAGGAGATGATCAGAATGCCAATAGGGAATAAAGCTTACCCTGTAAAAAAGGGTGTAACCAATGGATACCCAACCCATGTTCCAAATGGAGATGGTGGCATGTATGGAGATTATACTAAAGATAGTTATCCTGTTGCAGGTGAAAGGCAACTAAGAGGAGCTTTAAATGATTATGATCAAAGTACTTGGAAGTATCCAGAACCAACTAAAGGGAGAATATAATATGTGGAAATCACCAGTCGTAAAAGAAGTATCTGTAGGACTAGAGATTAACTGTTATGCATGTGCAGAAATTTAATTTCTAAATATGGATGTATGGGATGAGGTTGTTAAAGAATATAATGACGAACTCAATAAACTAAGATTAAATGTCTCTAGTGGGCAAGCAGATTCTTTTGCTCACTATAGACAACTCGTAGGACTTGTTCAAGGTATTGAATGGTCTCGTAATAAATTAACTGAAATAGTTAAGAAAAGACTATACGAAGAAGAGGATGACTAATGCAACAGGCACATTTAGGTAAATCTATAAAGAACGATATGTGGATTACAGAAGAAGAAGATGAAAGTACTCCAGATGTCTTACCTGAACTTCCAGGTTTTCATGTACTCGTAAGACCTGTCTCAATAAAAGAAAAAACTAAGGGTGGTATATTACTACCAAATTCAACTAAAGACGATATGTCGTATTTAACAACTATAGGTCAAGTTATTAAAATAGGTGATCTTGCTTATAATGATAATGAAAAATTTCCTAAAGGACCTTGGTGTCAATTAGGAGATTATATTTGCTATGCTAAACATGCTGGTCAAAAGATACAATATAAAAATGTTAAGATGATTTTATTGTATGATGATCAAGTTATAATGAAAGTACAAGATCCAAAGTTTTTAGATCCTACTTTTAATTTAACTAAATATAGTAGTTAAGTTGCACTATAAAATTTTTTAGTGTATAATATATAATATAAGATACGTAAGTCGTATGTCTCGTAAACAACGAAAGGTAATAAAATGGACAATCAAGAATGGAGTAAAGTAGAAATTAAAGCTTCAGAAGAACCAAAAGTAGAATATGAAATAGAAGGTGAAGAAGATGAAAAAGTTGAAACTCCTTCGCCTATTGAAGCAAAAGAGGAAGTTAAATCAGAGGAAGCTCCCAAAGAAGACTCTCCACCAGAGCTTGAAGGTGTAGATACTAAAGGAGCACAAAAAAGAATACGTCAATTAGTTAAGCAACGTAAAGAAAGAGATGAAAAACTTGCTGAACTAATGAGACAAAATGAAGAGTTAAGTAGTAAATTACAAAATACAGAGCATCAATTTAATACTGTTAGTAAATTAAATTTAAATGCAAGTGAAAAACAAATAACAGATAAGTTAGAACTTGCAAGAAATGCTTATAAGTCTGCTCACGAAGAAGGTGATTCAGCTAAAATATTACAAGCTCAAGAGTTTTTGAACGAAGCACAAAATGATTTAAAATCATTGACTGCTACAAAACAACAATTTGAACAACAACCTGTACAACAACAACAAGTACAGCAACCACAATATCAACCCCAACCTACTCCTGATCCAAGAGCAGCAGAATGGGCACAAAAGAATGAGTGGTTTGGTTCAGATCAAGTTATGACTGCAGCATCTTTAGCAATAGATGGTCAGTTAAAAGAAGAAGGTTATAATCCTACAGATCCAGAGTATTATACTGAAATAGATCGTAGGTTAAAAGAAACATTTCCTCATAAGTTTGCAGCACAAGCTGCTACAGGTGGGGAAGTTCGCCAGCAGGTAGAAGCGTCAACACCTGCTCAAGTGGTTGCTGGAGCATCTCGCAGCTCTCCAGGTTCCAGTAAAAAGGTTAAGCTGTCAAAAGAAGATATTAGACTAGCTAACAAATGGAATATAACACTTGAACAGTATGCTCAAGAAAAACTAAAAGCTGATAGGGCTGATGGTGAGTATACAACAATTAATATGCAGCGTGGAGGAAAATAATGACACGAATTAATAATACACGTAGTTCTAATTTAAGAGAAAATAAAGCTAGAGAAGAAATTGAATATACATTTGAAGAGCAAGATGTTCTTCATATTCCTGATGCAGTTCAAAATCGTTTCGCCAACGAAGGTATGACACTTGGGTGGGTAAGAATGACACTTAAAGGTGAAGATGACGTAAAACATTTAGGCAAGAAACTGCAAGAAGGATGGGTATTTGTTGACTTAGCTGAAGTTCCTGAAATGAGTGCAACCTCTTTCGTGAGAGAGGAAGGTAGATACGCAGGAGTAGTCTGTCGTGCTGACGTAGGATTAGCAAAAATCCCAACTGGTATCTATGAAGCTAGAAGTAAGTATTACAGAGATAAAAGTAAAGCCATGAATGAAGCTATTGAAGCTCAACTTATGAGTTCTAATAATTCTCGTATGCCTATTTCTAATAACAGTAAATCAAAAGTGATAACAGGAAGACAACCTAACTTTCAGGATTAATCCTTTTATTGCTTATTATTAATTAACAAAGGAGAAAGAATATGGCTTCAGTTGATAGTCCTAGAGGACTGGTACTGGCAAGAAAAAATGGCTCAGGTTCTAACTCTACTGGTGTTACTACAATTCCTGTTGGTGATAATATAAGCCCAATAGTTCCTTCAGCAGCATTGCCTACAAGCATGTTCACAGGAGATCCTATAGCAATTTTTAGTTCTGGCACAATTATACCTACAGGTGCTAATACAACTATAAAAACTGCAGGAGTTTTCCAAGGATGCAGCTATGTAGACAGTAATGGTGATCAACAATTCAGTAGATATTGGACAGGTGGTTCAACAGCAACAGACATTAAATTACATGTTTGTACTGATCCAGCTCAAACATACTTTATACAGGCAGATGGTCCTGTAACAGCAGCAGCAGGTTTTGGTGCTGGTACTTATAATGGTGTATGGACAGCAGGAGCAGGTTCAACAAAAACAGGTAATAGTGGCTATGAGTTAGACGCATCTGGACCTGTGCTAACAGATGTTAATTTGAGAGTTATACGTAGAGCTCCATGGGATACAGCGACAAGTTCATCAGCAGGTGAAACTGACGATTATCCATGGTATGAAGTACGTATTAATAATCATATTGATAATTATACAACAGCAACTGTTTCAACAGCTTAATTTAGAAAGGAATAATTAAATGGCTATTAATAGAGCAAGTATTGCCAAAGAGCTACTTCCTGGACTAAATGCAGTTTTTGGAATAGAATATGGCAGCGTAGATGAAGAACACAAACCATTATACGAAATAGAAAACTCAGACAGAGCATTTGAAGAAGAAGTACTCTTCACAGGCTTTGGTGCTGCACCTGTTAAAGGTGAGGGTGCTGCTGTAGTTTATGATGATGCATCAGAAAGTTATACTTCAAGGTATACTAACGAAACTGTAGCATTAGCATTTGCAGTAACTGAAGAAGCTATGGAAGATAATCTATACGACACTTTTGCAAAACTAAGAGCAAAAGGATTAGCAAGAGCTATGGGAAGTACAAAACAGCAAAAAGCTGCTGACTTGTATAACAATGGCTTTTCAACAAACCAAGGTGATGGTGTACCAATGTTTAGTGCAGCACACCCTGTAACAGGCTCAGGTACAGTAACAAACATTACTACAGCAGCAGCTATAGCTGAAGGTACTTTAGAAGCAGCAATCATTCAGATACAAAAAACTACTGATGATCGTGGCATTCTTATAGGTGCTTCAGGTGTTTCATTACACGTACCAACAGATCTAATGTTTACAGCAGATGTATTATTAAATACTCCAGGTATAACTAATAGTAATAATAATGATATTAATGCTGTTAGACACTTAGGTGTGTTACCTGATGGATTCTATGTGAACAGAAGATTTACAGATGTAAATGCATGGTTCATTAAAACAGACGTACCAAATGGTACTAAAATGTTTACTAGAACTCCATTACAAACTAAAATGGAACCAGATTTTGATACTGGCAACTTACGATTCAAAGCACGTGAAAGATATTCTTTTGGTGTTTCTGATTGGAGAAGTTGGTTTGGAAATCAAGGAGCCTAATTATAAATATTGGAGGAGAGTAGAAATATTCTCCTCCTTTATATCCTAAGGAAAATACATGGCAAATAATTATACAAGTAAATTTTTTAGTGGAGCAACAAATGGTGTTATTGTAACAACTTCTGATATAACAAGAGTTACAGCAATACATGCAGCAGCAGTTACAGCAACAGGAACTTTTGCTCTTTCTGATTCTACTGGAGATAAAATAAAATTTCAAGTTCCTGCAAGTGGAACAGCAGATATTCATATAGGAGATATGGGTATTAGATTTGATGGAACTGTTTCAGTTTCTACACCTTCAGATGGAAGTTCAGTAACTTTAATATTAGGATAAATAAATGCCTAACTATTCTTATTTAAAAGATGATATTATAAATACAATAGAGAATGATTCAAATGAGTTTGCTACTCAAATTCCTTTTTTTGTACAGAAAGCTGAAGATCGTTTAATAAAAGAATTAGATGATGTAGCTTTAGATACATATTCTTCTGTTACTTTTACAGCAAATAATCCAGTAGTAAGTTTACCTGATGGTGCATTAGTTGTACGTAATGTAAACTTTACAACAAGTGCAACTGTACTTGGTGAACCAACTGGTATTATACCTTTATTACAAAGAACATATGAATATGCAATAGACTATTGGAATAAACCTACATCTGTAGGAACTCCACGATATTATGCACGTAAAACAAATACACAAATTTACGTAGTACCTACACCTACTTCTACATTAGCAGGTGAAATACAATATACAAAACAACCTTTAGGTTTAGCTAGTGCTACAGGTACAAGTGCTACAACTTCTAATTACTTTAGTGAAAATTGTTATAATGCTTTATTTAATGCATGTATGATTGAAGCTAACTATTTTATAAAAGATTTTCAAGTCGTTCAATCATGGGAAGCTAAATATAAAAATTCTATAGATGCTCTTCGTAATCAAGCAAGACGTACTAGACAAGATGATATGCAATCAGCTAATAGTCCTACAGGTGGACCTAATCCAGTTATACAAGGAGCTAACTAATGGCATTAACTAGAGCTAAGATAATGCAACAAATACTTAAACCAAATACTAAAAAGAAAAAAAAGAAAAAAACTAAAGGGAGAAAAAAATGAGTAAAGAATTTATTATTGGAGGACAAGGTAGATTTCAATCTAGTGTAGAACCTAAAGATTCTAGCGTAACAAGTGGTAAACCTACAGGTCAAGGATTTGGTGCAGCTCGTAAAGGACCTGCAGTTAAAGGACCTATTGAAGCTGTATCTGATGTAGACTATCCTCAAGGAGAATCATTTGATATAGGTGGTATTAAAACCTCACCTGTTATTGGAGTTAAATAATGTTAAAAGAACCTAATAATCCTGGACTAAAAAATTTACCAACTAAAGTTAGAAATAGAATGGGTTTTGCTAAATCAGGTGGTAAAGTTTATAAAGTAAATAATTCAGGACAAAATTTAGTTAAAAAAATGTATGGAGGAAAAATAAAAAAATGACAAATATAATAGCAAGATTTAAAGAACCATCATCCTATTCTGCAATATCAGCAGTACTAGCTATGTGTGGTATTATGGTTCCAAGTGATTTATGGCAAAGTATTGTTATGCTTGGATGTGGTGCTTCAGGTGTAGCAGGTTTTTGGATTAGAGAAAAAAAGAAATAGATATTATGACAACACGTAAAAAAAGTAATATGAAAGGTTTAACTATTAAAGGTGGTTATAAACGACCTACTAAACAAGGTGCAGGTCTTTCAGCTAAAGGTGTTGCTAAATATCGTAGACAAAATCCTGGCAGTAAATTAAAAACTGCTGTAACAGGTAAAGTTAAACCAGGGAGTAAAGCTGCTAAAAGAAGAAAGAGTTACTGTGCAAGATCTGCAGGACAAATGAAGAAGTTTCCTAAAGCAGCTAAAAACCCTAACTCAAGATTAAGACAAGCAAGAAAGAGATGGAAGTGTTAATTGGCAAAACTTTGTCCTAAAGGAAAAGCTGCAGCTAAAAGAAAGTTTGATGTATATCCATCAGCATATGCAAATATGTATGCATCAGCAGTATGTAGTGGTAAAGTAAAACCAGGTGGTAAAAAGAAAACAGTTAAGAAAGCTAAAGGTGGTGGTTTACGTGAATGGGTAAAAGAAAAATGGGTAGATATAGGAGCACCTAAGAAAGATGGTAAGTATCAACCTTGTGGTAGAAAATCTACTAAAGGTTCTAAACGTAAGTATCCTAAATGTGTTCCACTAGCCAAAGCTAAAAGAATGTCTACATCTCAAAAAATATCTGCAGTAAAAAGAAAAAGATCTAAAGCTCAAGGTGTAGGTGGTAAACCAACAAACGTAAAAACATTTGCTGCTAAGAGTGGTGGTTCACTTCTTGTAGCATCTTGTTATGATTAAAGGTTTTAAATAATGGCAGCATTTCGTTCAATATCACAAGTAGGAACAACAGAACCTTTTGAATTACAGGTTGCTCGTGATTTAATTATAGAGCATAAATCTATTTTTAAATTTGGTTTTAATCCTGATATAGATAATGCTTTAGAGACAGTATGGGCACAAGGTGGTTTATATTCTTATTTAAGTACAGGAACTACTTTGTATATTTCTAGTTCTAGTACAGCAGATGATATAGCCAGTA